TTCTTTATCAGTATAGTTGTTTAATACAAAATCATACTTATAAATGGGGCTAGAAGAGGAGGAGGATGAAACACTATTACCATCCTCCTCCTTGGAACACTTTGGCACACTTTGGAACATCTTATAATTAACGTATAGATTATAATTCCTAAATAACTTTCTTTAGCAATTATATAAAAACAATGCCCCGAACAAAAATCGGTAAAAGAGCGAAGCGTGCCATGCCTCGTAAGAGGAAAGGCGCATCAAAAGGATTAGTAAAGGCAATTAAGTCTGTACTCCACGAGCAGGCTGAAACCAAATCAGCTTACACACAACAAAGTTCGACAACATTCAATAGCGGAATTAGTTCCTCTGCAGATTGCCTTCAGGTTGTTGCCAACATTGGCCAGGGGACGGGAGACAATTCTCGAATTGGTGACCAGATAAGAGCACAATCTGTAAAAATCAAAGGATTTTTTATTTCTAGATTCACTGGAGGTGGCGGGACTACATATTATCAGAATTGTAGAATCGGAGTGCGAATAATGATTGTTCAGCCTAAGTCGTATTCAGGTCTTGGTGCTATTCAGGCGAATGCACTAACATGGCAATCAACATTGTTAAAACGAGGTGGAACTACCGTTGCTTTTACAGGTATTATTCCGGACCTATACTCAGATATTAACACAGACGCAGTGACTTGCTATTACAATAAAGTATTCTATATTCAAAACCCATATTCAAATGCGGTTCTTGGAAGTGCTCAGGGTAATTTATTGATGCCGAACGGCACTACCAGATTTTTTGGTAAGACACTCAAACTTAGAAACAAATGTTTGAAATACGACAATAGTATTGATAGTGGGCTTACCTCAACCAATTATAACCCTGTTATGTTACTTGGTTATTCCTATTTAGATGGAACTTCTCCAGATGTTGTAACCACTCAAATAGCAATGTCATTTGACTCTTACGTTTATTTTGAAGATTCTTAAAAAAACCTTGCAGTAATGGCGGGCTTCGCCCGCAAACCACTTGCTAAAACCTTGGTGCGGTTTTCCCCAGCGCAGTCTCGGTAGACATAAAGGACGGTTGGTCGAACGGAGGAGCGTAGCGACGATGTGCAGACCGAGGACGACTGTCTATCCGAGCGGAGCTCCTTCTTTCCCGGTCCGGGGCCGTTAGGCTTCGCAGGCGTTAGTTCCTGCGAACACTCTTGCCCGTCGTTCGTAGCGACCAGGCGCGACTTGTCGCCGGATCGCACGATATGGAAATGTATCTACATAACATTTAGCACAATGTTATTTAGCGATTATTGTTCGAGGAAATCGTCATCGAAGGCATAATCAATATAAACAGACTCGACGTCTTCATCTTGCCCTAAGTTTTTTATACGCCATCTGTCTTCAGACAATGCTGACATATCCGGAGGCATATTACTGAGTATAATAATATTAGGAGAATTAAACACCTTTGTTCCGGTCTCAAACTTGGTATTGCAAATTAAGCCGTTTTTAATAGATTCAATTGCACTATACGAGACCTTGTTTCCCTGGTTTCTAGGAATATCAAATATTACACAATTACATTGGTTCATATCAACATTAAAAACTAAGTTTATAAGGTCAGCATATTTCCCAGAGCAACAATACAACGCTTTGTGTTTAACAACCATATATTTAGCAAATGCCGACTTGCCAATATTACCTTTAGTGTCATACCACCAATGGACAATTCGGTCGTCGGGGTCTGGGGCCGTTAGAAGTGCTTCTGCATCTTTTTGCCAATCATATAAGTTTTGAATAATCTTAATAGGTTTGGGGAAGCCGTGTGTCCAGAAGTTCCCATCTTTTTGTATATAGGCTATTAGAGCAGGTTCATTACGCACAGCCCTGAAGCTTACCCTAGCAAAGCCAGGTTCTTTGTGCAAACCAGTTATGCGTTGCTTTTTTAGCAATGAAATGTAACCTTGTAAATGTGGGGTTTTACAGTCTTCTCCGACTTCGAAACCGAATCCTCCTTTTTTACATAAGCGACTAATAGTTTCTTTAATTTGGCACACTTCTTTATCAGTATAGTTGTTTAATACAAAATCATACTTATAAATGGGGCTAGAAGAGGAGGAGGATGAAACACTATTACCATCCTCCTCCTTGGAACACTTTGGCACACTTTGGAACATC